CCAAGAACAGAAAAGCTTGCCATTAATATTCTCCTACCTCAAAAGTTTCAACTTCCTTATTCTTCCAGTATTCGTTGTAAATCTCCATCTTTAACTCGTCAGATAAAACCTCAGAATCAAAGTCGAAGGGATTAGCGACGAACTTCCTATTACGCAACCACTTGCGATACACCTTAACTTCATTGTCAAAATCAACAGATTTTAAGTTGTTGTCCTCTTGCGGCTGCTTCTTACTCGGCTGCTTACCACCACCTTCACCATTCTTTTGCTCATTAATTTTGGAGTTGAGTGTAACGATACGCTCCTTCTCTTGGAATTGACGCTCACGCTCTTTGTCAACAAATTCATCCAAATCTTCGTAAGTCACGCCATCTGGCAATTGAATACCGGAAAGTCTAGCGGCAAGTGAAGCAGGCAGTAACGAGTCAGTGTACTTCTTGAAAATATCCACCTGTGTTGAACCAAAATCACGGAAGGCAGGCAAGTGCTCAATATAGAATCGAATTCTCGTGCCTTCTGGCGTGAAAATTGACTGGTTCAGAATCTCCTGAATTAAGTTAATTCTCCGAGCAACAGTGTATTTTAGGAAATTAAGTTCTTCAGTTGGGCCAGCAGTATAACTTGCAGAGCTATCTCCAAAAAGCAGGCTGAAAGGAACACCCATGCCTGTTGCAATATCTTTTCTACGGTCACGTAAAACCTCCGTTTTCTCGCTGTCGCCAGCACCCTCGCCAATTACTTGTGCCGTAACATCACCACTAACTACTTCCGTAGTAAAAGCGTTCTTTAATCCACTCATCATGTCTTGCCAGAAATTACGCAATCTCTCACGCTCTCTAGGCGGCACACTTCTGTCAACAGACAAGACGGTTGCCTTGACAGCCCCACGCTTGTAGAATTCACTGATGAAGTGTTCGTAATTGAGAATAACGCCAGCACTTGCAGCAGCAGCCAAAACTTGTGGAGTATCAGGCACTAACTCGCCCAGGGGATTTGGCGTCATAAAATAGACAATTTCTTCCAGAGAAAATTGTTCCTTTTGGCCGTTATTCAACTGTCGCTCAAAACCAACAATACCTTCTGTATTTGAATAAACAGGATTAATGAATGGAGCAGCAAGCCATCTAAAGCCAAGATTCCTCTTAGTCAGACTTCGCTCCTTAAGCCAAAATGCCTCAGAAGTCAATAGCAGACTTGCCTCTGTTAAGTACAACAAATTCTGGATAATTGATAGCCAGCGGAATTTGTCATTAGACCAAAAGTTTGAACTGTTGACTAACTCCTGACCATCCTTCAAATTGTACACAGTGAAAGGTACGCTGGATACTGCACCTGCACGAATATCAATGCACCTGTACAACGTAGCAATTTCTTGCTTGTAGCGTCTTCCCTTTTGAATTTCACCAGTCTTGTTGCGACTCTCACCATAGACGCTAACATCTTGCCACATATCGTCGTTGTTGAATTGCTCAACAGTTAAAGTCTTTGTGGCTGTAGGGGACAAAATCTTAAAATCTTTAGCCATCCAATTCCTCCGTAGAGTAATAAACTCTCTTCTCAATTAATTTTTCATGCTTGCGACAAGTCCTCTTGACATAGGGCATAGCACGAACTCTTAAGTAGCCCTCTTTGTCCTTATAGTGAAACTCATCAACAATTGAAAATACTGCATATTCACTACAAAAATCACACAAATAAATCACAAAAACCACCTTTCGCTTTCACTGAGAAAATTCCAAGACCAGTAGCACGCATCTACGCCATCATCCGGTGGTCTAGTTGGGAACCTTAGCAGAGCCTTTTCCAAGTCTTCTGTAAACTCGCCATTAACATGATACATTTTGTTCAACTCATAATCAACCAACATCTGTGATGCTCTTTCCATTTTTGAGCCAGTTGAAGCAGTTGCCCTAACAAGTTCAATCCCAGGGACTCTATCTTCATCTAAACCAGACTCTTCGACAATTCTATCCCAAATGTATAAAAATGTGTCGCCACCTTGATTAGATTCAATTCTAACTAAGTTGGCACCATTTTTTACAGAGTAATATAAAGCCTTACGCAACGAATATTCTGGAGTTGCCCTTTTCTCCCACCAGTCCAAAATGTACTTTTTCCCTTGACTGTCCATGCCCATACAACAAATACCGTGCGAGTCACTACCTTCCTTACTTGTAACAGCAGGGTCAATACTAACAACAACAGATACCAACTCTGGTAAAGCACGTCTATCAATTCTGTTGAACTTAATCCCCGCAAACAAACTGCCCTCGTCTACGATAACGTGTTGATATTCGCTTTGGAAGGCTGTAATACCAACAGTGTTAATGGTGTTCTTAATCTCCGGCAAAGTAAAGCCACTCCAAGTTGGCTTACCAGAAATATCAATCTTACCCTCTTCGTCGTACCACCACTCAAAATTTTCTAAGGCGGGGAATGGGCCAGAGAGGATTCTGTCTTTCATAAATGGCGGGTCACTTGAGGCTAACTTTGCAAAGATGCCAGTGTCGATAATCATGTTCTGTACTGCGAGGACTAAAAGATTTCTACTACCAGAAGGAAGCAGGGAAGTGAAAATTGTGTCAATCTTCTTTTGAGTAATTGCTGGCCCATCCCCCTTTGAGTCGCAGTCATCGAGTGCCAAAACGTCTGGACGCTGATCCATCATTTTCGCACCACGTCTTGCTGTATCAAGGCCAGAAGCATCAACAGTAAATCCATTGCCAAAAACTAGGCGATTTCTGCGCCACCCACGACTATGACCTTCTTTAGTTAATTTTGGTTTTGCAAATGTTGGGTAATAAGTACGCATAATTGCTGTCTCAGCCATATCTCTAATTGAAGCTAAGTGCTGGTCAGCTAAGTCTTGAGTTTCAGAAACATATAGCGCATACTTTCGCCTGCCCCTTGCACCCAACATTAAAATGCTAGTTTCAACACAAGTGCTCTTACCCATAGAGCGCGGCCAAATTGCAACGAAAGGGCTGTAAGTTTTATCTAACTCAACATTCCAGACATAATTAAATAATTCTTCGTGCATTACTCCGAACGGTCTTGTGAAAATTGTAGGAAAGAGGGCAGAAACCCAACTAAGCGGGTCGGCTGGTGCTTTAAGTGCTGATTCTGCTTCTACTTTGTTTTTTATTGCAGAAGTTTTAGCTCTTTTATATACATCGTCGGGTATAATTGTTCTAAGCGTCATTAAACCATTCCTCAAAATTTTCTCTAGTACACTTAATCCAAAATCCACCATTCCATGAATGATATTTATTATGACATTCAGAACATAGTGTTACACCATTATCAAGATTATATCTTTGTTCCTTGAACCACTTATAACCATTCAAATGGTGGGCAACCAACCTTTCAGTAGCACCACAATTAACACAGCAACCATCACGCTCTTTAATTGCCTTTTGCCAGTAATGATGGTTAGAATCATAATTTCTTCTACGCCTACTTTTTTCGTCTTTATCTGGATTCCAATTTGGATTAAGTTCTCCAAAAGCGTTTGACATTCTTTTTGAAGCCTTTTCAGAAGCAACATGACCACAAGAGATTGTCCCACCAGCGTTAAGGTTCCCAGGAGACACCGTCTTTGTGTTCCCACAAGAACACTTAACAATTACCTTTTTGCCATCAACACCTACAACAGTAAGCTCTCCAAAAACCTTGCCAACCATTTCATATTTACTTTGTTGTTCTCTACAATTCCTGCAAATAGTATGGCCGTGTAAAAAAATTTTCTTAAAAACCTTCAGCCTATGTTCGTTGCAAATAGGACATTGAACAACAACGCTCCTGTCACTACCATAAGTTAGCTCAGAAACATCCTCACAAACAATCGAATCAATCATCGCTCCCTCATTTCCAGCAACTTCTCATTTACTTCGACTAAAACTTCTTCGCCAAATTCATCAACAATATCGGCAGGCGTAATCTTACCGGCACTAACATATTCAGCAAGAGTAACTCTGAAATCAACTTCAATGCGTTCTTTCTGGTCAAGCCCAAGCATCTTACGCTTTTCTTTACTAATATCTAAAGCAGTTTCAATTGCTCGTAAATCGCCCTCTTCTACCTTATTCCATATTCTTGACAACATTCGCTCAAAACGTGCATTCTCTATTTGAACTAAATCGTCTGCTGTTTCTTGATAAAGCGAAGGCACTTGTGAAAGAGCGGTTTGCAAATCAGCTACAACTGACTTTTCAGAATAAGCTGCTGGCAAGCTTGGCCCAAATCTATCTTGTAATAACTTATAAAT